GTAAAGATCCAAGCCCGTGGCGGCGTGGGCGGTCCCTTAGCAGTGAGAGTTCAGGGCAGTACGTTTGCCTTACGACTCACTGAAGCGGCAGAGATTCTAGTCGCATGATTTACACGATATATAATGATTTTTTGACTGTGCTAAGTAACTTATAGCCCAGCATCAAACAGGCCGGGTTTAACAAGGAGAACGCTATGTTCGGATTATCAGTTGACTTTTTATTGGGAGCTGTTGCAGGCGTAGTACTAGTAGTTCTAGTACCTAAGGTAGGAGTTTGGTTGAAGGGTCTCTTCAGCAAGTAAGCAAGCAACTCGCTGGATAAAGGGGGGGTTCGTCCCCCTTTTATCACCTCTGTTATTCGCTAACGGCACGGGCCTGATTTTCGATTTCCCGCATCTCTCGTTCAATCTGTTCAATGACCTGATCGTGCCGGGCGGTGGGTCTCAAGCCCATGTGGATCGCCCACAGTCGACGCACACTGCCAATGCGGCTGTGACGCAGGCCCAGTTTCTCCAGTTTAATAGCAGCCCGAGCCGCCGCCAGTTGGGCGAATTTAATGCCCTTGCCCGTAAGTACTGTTGCCGTCATATGCCCTGCTCCTTTAGTGTCCTTACATTGTATATGGTTTTACCTAAATGTCAACCTCAGGGCCCTGAGTTTTTTCTATTGACATTTAGGTAAAACCAGTGTTATAATATCAGCAGCCTCTAGAGGATTCGGCGGGAGTGCCGGGGTGTTGTGAATATACAACATCAAGGGAGTTGACCTTTTGGTAAAACCTGCTATAATATAGGCACACAGACAGTAGCGCAAGAATAAGGAATTGTGATGAAGTATCGCACACATAAAATGGTGCATCGTGCACGAAGAGCGAACGGAATACCACCTAAGCGAAAAGAATTAAGTGGTCTAAGTCGCAGTGAGTTTAAGACTCTGCTCAAGCGAAACGGACACAAGATCGATAGAGGTTTCTTTAGTAGTAATTGTATCAGCCAACGTAAGAACCGTCTATATCGTTGGCGCTGGTGGGCTGACGAAGGATTTGTAGTAGACATCAGTTGTCCACTCAATGACTTTGATCGTTGGGGAAACAGCACGGAACGTACTGTTCCGTTTGAGGATGCATTTAAGAGTTTCAATCTACAGAGATATTTAGAAGAGGATTAGCCTAAAACAAATTCAAAAGTTGACCTTTTGGTAAAACCTGCTATACTACACTTGTTGTTTAAGCAAGGAGCAACAGAAGTGCAGCGCGATTACTACGAGTGCGACGTGGACTTTTACAGCATGTTTGAGAGCGACACGTTTGACGAGGAAGTGATGACGGACAACGTGTTTAAGGGCTATGTGTTTAACGACAGGGGCGAGCGTGTGCTGGCTGCTACGCTGACGCTGGACGAGACTGGCGGCGGCTGGGGCGAGTGGGACGACACTGTAATTTAACGCAAAAAAACACAGCACAGCGGTTGACCTTTTGGTAAAACCTGCTATACTACACTCATGAACAGAAAGAAGCGCATTGATCGTAATCATATTGTGTACGAGCTCCGCGTTCCGCAGGGCAACTACATTGGTGTCACTGCCAAGACTGAGAGCACAGTGTTTAAGAGTGTTCGGGCTCGAGCAGCCAAGCACTACTACCGTGCCCGGTCAGAAGACCGGGCCTGGCTGCTCTGTCAAGCTCTGCGCCAGTTGGACTGTAAAGAGGCCATTGAGATCTACATTCATGCAGTGGTACGTGGCAAGGCTGATGCACACCGGCGCGAAGTTGAGATACGCCGTGCAGTTAGCCCCACGCTGAATACAGATGTTAGAGGAGACGGTTGACAAACAGGTAAAACCTGTTATACTTGTTCTGTTGAGTTAGTAAACACATTGTTTTTTAGGAGTTTAATTTTATGTCGACGGCTATTAAGATTGATGTGACCTTTCCGGTCAGCGGTTACACCTACACTTTCAAGAGTGTGCGTGCTGTGGCTCGTATGTTGAGTGGTGATGGTACTGCGAGTGGTGGTCTGCGTCGTCAGATTACGATCGCCAGCACTGTGCCCGAGGCTGTGCGTAATAACCTTGTGGACTCGTTCCTGCGCGAGAACATTGAGGCTGTGTTCGGCAAGGCTGCTTAAAGGCTACTCCGGGGCGGGACTGACACCGCCCTTTTTAAGGAACTTCTATGCCAACTTTCTATTACACCAAGACTGATATCTATTCTGCTGTGATCGAAGCCGCTACTCAGGAAGAAGCCGACAAGATTGTTGATGACATCAGCGTCGACGACCTGCGCGTTCGCCTGGACCGCGGCTGGTGGGAAGAGGACGGTGTGGACGCTGATGATGCGGACTTTGATGATGGAGATGAAGAATGAACGAACGAATCGCAAAACTATATGACCAAGCAACCATTTTAGAAGGCAATGGCGACTACGTGGCAGGTGAGTTGGATCCTGTCAAGTTTGCCGAGTTGATTGTTAGGGAATGTATCGGATGTTGTGAACAAGTTATTAGTGATCCTGTCCCTAAATCAGTTGACACTTGGCTTAACGGTGGTTCTCAGTGTATTGACCAGATTAAGAAACATTTCGGAGTTGAAGAATGAACGAACGAATTAAACAACTTGCTGAACAGGCTGGAGGCAATCCAAACTATAAGGCTTTTCGCGGGTATTTCCTTCCTCCTCCACCGGACTATATTGACCCTGCTACGGTAAATTTGGAAAAGTTCGCCGAGTTGATTATCAAAGAAACACTACAAATTGCTAGAGTGGGTATGGAGTTTGGTCCAAGTATGGACGAAGCAGTTTACACTTATTTCGGGATTGAAGAATGAAAAAACTATTTTTACAAACACGAGTTGTGTATGACGCACACTTGAAAGAATATAACGTACAATATAAGAATTTTCTGTTTTGGAAATTTGCGGAATGTTATAAAGTGTCTGAGCATCTTCCTGATGAAAGAGCAAAAGAATTGGCAATTGAACGTGCCAAGAATATGTTAGATACCGTTGAAGTGTATCGTAGTCCTGGTCCATGTTATTATCCATAAGGATTAAAAGAATGAACGAACGAATTCGACAAATTAGACAAGAAGCATGGGCTTTTGTGAAACATGACCTTGAAACGGTAGAACGAGACCATGTGGTAATGTATTCAGAACATTTAGAAATGCATTACGCAAAGTTTGCCGAGTTGATTGTTCGGGAATGTGCTGACCGAATTGTGAACACACTATTGGCAGACTTAGAAGGGCCAGATCCAGATGATGTGCTTTGGTTGGCGGCTAAACAGGTTAAAGAACATTTCGGAGTTGAAGAATGACCGACCGAATTGTCAAGAATTGGGTGACTGTACATAGGTGTAATGTTGAAGCAGCATTAAAATGGGCAAAAAATTATCCACAATATATCACCAATGACTATGCCGTTATTGGTGGTCGTACTGAACATTATCAAAAGGGTGATGATGAAGACAATTTCGATTTCTTTTGGGTAATGTCTGAACCAATGGAACAATTTAAGAAACATTTCGGAGTTCAATTATGAACGAACGAATTAAACTACTTGCCGAAGAGGCTGGATTTATGGACTCATGATTTTCCGAATCCGGTGATGATTGTGAACAAGAACTTAAAAAGTTCGCCGAGTTGCTTGTTCGGGAATGTGCTGAGATTGCTGATAAAGGCTGGGCGGCACCAGGTATACAGATTAAACAACATTTTGGAGTTGAAGAATGAACGAACGAATTCGAGAACTTGTTAAGCAAGCCACTACTATCGAAGAACATAAGTGGGGAGTAAGTTATGATAATTTCAATAAAGAAAAGTTCGCCGAGTTGATTGTCAGGGAATGTATTCAAGTTTGTGCTGACAGAGGTAAGCATCACGATGGCTTGTATAGTGCTTGGGCAAATGATTGTTCCGAGCGGATAGGAAAACATTTCGGAGTTGAAGAATGAACGAACGAATTCGAGAACTTGTCAGAGAATCTAACTTAGATGTGTACGGGTTAGGCAAGGAAAGATACAGG